TACCGTCAGCGGCACGAACACCCTGCTCGTGATATCGATCACGGGTGACCATCCGTACGGGAATGACGACATCACCTCCGTCACTTACAATGGCGTGGCTTGCACCCTGGTTGCCAAGCAGACCATTAACACTGTCGATCGTAATGTTTATATGTATGCCCTCGTCGGAGCGACGACCGGGACGCACACTGTTTCGGTTAGCTGCACTAATACCCACTATCTGATTTGCCAATCGGCATCGTGGAACGGAGTTGCACAGACCGGACAGCCCGATGCATTCACAATTAATAGTGCAGCTTCTTCGCCTATATCGACTTCTTTAACTACAATTGCGGACAACTGCATTGTCGTCGCAGTCTTTTGGGGATATAACGTGGCCGGAGCGGGTTCTAACACTACCCAGCGCATTATCGATTCCGCGTTTGGCAGTGGGGGGATATTTGAAAGTTCTCTAGATCCAATCCATCCGGCAGGTTCGGCAACTATCAACATCTCTTGGGGAGCTGGTTATCCTGCTTCCGTTGTAATGGCATCTTTCAAACCAGCAGCTAGTGCCTCAGCCTGCACTAATCTTATCGCTCTGATGGGCGCTGGTTGTAAATAATATAATGGATTTAAAGGTACAATTTCATAATGCAGAGCAAGAACAATTCTACTACTCTACCTCACGCAATCAAGATTTCAGTGGTGGTTTTAATAATGGTAAGACATGGGCAGGATGCTTTAAAGCAATTAGTCTATTAAATACTTTTCCTAATTATCGTATGTTTATAGGTCGTCAAAAATATACCGATCTTAAACGTACAACTATGCAAACCTTTTTTAAAATGATGCCATCCGAACTTATAAGTACACATAATGAGCAGGACGGTTTGACGGTTTTGTCAAATGGGTCAACTATCTATTGGATACATTGTGATAACATTGATGAAAATACAGCTCGTGGTCTGGAAGTCAATAGTGGATTGATAGACCAAGCTGAAGAAACAGAAGAAAAAGTTCATGACGTGCTTGATGCACGTATAGGTCGGTGGGATGGTGTGATCGTACCTCAGCCATTGTTAGAGATGCATGAACAAAAATTCGGCACTCCTTGGCCTACCAACAAATTTGGTAAGTGGATCGTACCATCCTACTTCATGTTACTTAATAATCCTGATACAGAATTCCATTATATATATCGTAAATATCATCCTGATTCTAGTGAGCGTATCCCTAGTTACTTTTATGTGGAAGGTACGTGGCAGCGCGAACTAGGTTCTTCTGAGTCTTACGATGAAGCTCTTAGACACGATCAAGAGTGGATTGATAAATATGTATTAGGTAAATGGGGATCTTCTAATGCAGCGGTTCATTACTTGCGTAAAGAGTCAATTATTGAACCGACAGAAGATCTCTTGGATAAAATTAAAAATAAAGGGAATCTCTTTAGAGTATTGGATCATGGCGATTCTGCCCCTACTTGTTGCTTGTGGGTTGCTGCTCTTGATGGGGTTTATATATTTTATCGTGAGTACTATGTTGCATCTAAAGTAATTTCTTATCACCGGCGGGCAATCTCTGATTTATCAAGCACGGAAGAATACTCAGGCAATTATGCAGACCCACAAATCTTCAAAAAGACTGCACAGAAACAAGGCGGATTCTGGTCAGTGGCAGATGAGTACAGAGATAGCGAAATTGGAGCACCCGAATTACTTTGGACTCCCGCAGATAATAATGAGTTCGCTACCAGAAATAGAATCAATGAATTGCTCATGCCATCCAGCAGATTCAAACACCCAATTACTGATGAAAGGCCCGCTCCGGGGATCTATTTTGTTAAGTCTAGTAACTTTTACCCACAAGGATGCAAAGAAGCAATCCGCCAATTAGGTGCTCAACGTAAGAAACTCTTAGGTACAATTGATGGTAAGAACCTTTATGCAGATGATAGAGATGAGGGTATTGTGGATCATGCTTATGATTGTGTGCGTTATTTTATAGCAATGCATGGTGTGAGTCCGATGAAAGCACAGAAAAAGCCTCCACGTATGTCTTTTGGATATTTTAATAGCATACTTAATAAAGTGACCGGACCACAACCTGCGAGTGTACAATAGTGTCTGACGAATTTACCAAGTCTAAAAGTGGTCTTTTTGTACCCAAGACAGGGGACTACTATGCAGACAATCCTTGGGAGTCTCGCATAGAGTGTGCTAATAAATATCATGGTGAATGGGCTGGTAGATATAAAGTTAAGATGCTGGAGGACTACTTTCGTGGTTTTCAGTGGAAGCAGCGGCGCGATTATCCTACTACCAATTATCTTCCTTATGTTATTAATCTTGTCTATAGTACGATAAAAATCAAACTTTCAAGTCTACTCTTCCAAAAACCGAAGTATATAATAAGTCCACGGCCCGGCAATTCTAACTGGAATCAGGATTTTTCAGTCCAATCAGCTCAGATCAAAGAAGATGTACTTAACACTATAGTTTGTAACCCTAATGTTAATTTCGCCAAACACATAAAAAGAGCTGCACGCGACAGTTTCTTCCGATTTGGACTTATCGAAGTTGGTTATGCTAACGACTGGCGTAACCCACAGAAAGAAGATCCACACCTTAAAAGTTGGGACGATCCAGATACTGCTGTCCAGGATGATAAAGTTATTAGTGAAAATGATGTGCCTGTTAATGAACGATTCTATGTAAAACGTATAAAACCTTCCCGTTTTCGTGTGGCTGTTAGCGAGGCTTGTGATCTTAATGATGTAGATTGGTGTGGTTATTATGATTACTACTATACAAGTACACTTATGCACACGAAAGGTATTAAGTGGCCTGAACAGTATTCTGGTGGTTCTTATGTTAGTGCAGAATACGCGCGTGGTTTTATTGGGGAGGATAAAGAGGATTTATTTAAGCAACTTTATCTTACTGGCGAGGTAAGTCGCGTATGGCACATCTGGGATAATGTATCACATAAAAGACTTTTACTCTTAGATGCCAATGAGATGGCAGAACTCTGGAGTGGTAATTATGAAAATTTACCTTTTATAGATTGTAGATGGGATGAAGAAACTGAGGGTTTCTATCCTATACCACCTGTTTTTCAATGGCTGAGTCCACAAGATGAAATCAATGAGGCACGTGAACAGACACGCTCTTATAGACGTAGGTTTACACGTAAATTTCAAACTCTTAAAGGTTTGGTGGATGAAGAAGAAAAGGAGAAATTTGCGTCGGGTCCGGATGGTATATTAGTAGAAGTTAAACAAGATGGTGCCATTAAACCTATTGAAAATCCTGAACAGGGGCCAACTGCTGAAAATGCACTCGTCATTGCCAAAGACGATTTCAATATTATATCAGGTACAAGTGCGGAAGCCCGTGGCCAAAATGCAGATAGGGAAACGGCGACGCAGGCTAAAATTGTTGATGTACGTACCCAAATACGTGAAAGTTCAGAACAGCTGGATTTCACTTGCTTCCTTTCCGAAGTAGGACGTAAGTTACTCGTCTTGTGTCAGGAAAAGTTAGTAGAAGGTTTGTGGATTAAGTATACTTCTGATCCTGATACACAGGCTGAGCAAACTGGAATGGCTGTTCTTGGACCTGTTTATCAATATATTAGTAGCCAACAAATTGATGATGGTTATGATTTCGAGATCGAGTTTGATGTGCAAAATGCTACTCCTGCGGCTATGCAACAGGCTCAGCAGAGTTTTGTTAATTTCTTAGCTTTGTTGGGTAATCCTATGGTACTTATGAGTCCTAAGATGATTCGTGAGGCAGCTTATCGTGTCGGTTATAGAAATGAAGCTATCATACAAGAAGCCATACAAGCTGCTAAAGTTCATGCACAAATGCAGGCACAGCAAATTGCGAATGCACCTACTGGGCAGCCTGGACAGAATACAGCCAATAGTAATAAATCTCGTAATGCACAGATGGCAGTACCACAAACTTCTCAAATTCAAACTCAGTTGACGAACCAACTACAATAATGAATCCCGAATGGATAGTTGCGATTACTGGAATTATACAGTTAGTAGGTTTTGGTCTTTTAACAATACTTGTTAACAAGTGGAAGGTTGATGTACTTACAGCTATTTTGGACTTAAAAGAATGGGCTGATAATAGATTCGTTACTAAAGAACTATGCATACAAAAAACTAATGAAAAGATGTTTTTAATTAGTGAACTTAAAAAAGAGATAGAGGATTAGTATGGCAGAAACACTCACGGAAGCGATTGAGCAAGCAGTTGAAAAAATCCCGATGCCGGGACAAGATTTGTCAGAGCAAGTCGCTCCTGTTAAAGAAACTGAAACAAAGACGGAAGTCAAAGAATCTACCAAAGAATCTGAAGAAGCTCCATTGGATCTCGATGCTGAAAATGGACGTACATTAATTCAGGCATTGCGTGATCCTGAGAGAGCTGCTGTTGTTATTGATTTTCTTGCTAAGCAGGCTGGTTATACTAAAGGTGAGCTGGCTTCTGCAACAAAGACTGAAGTCAAAGAAGCTGGAACTGATATTACCAAAATACTTGAAGAAGAACTTGGTGATGAGTTCAAGTTTCTTGCGCCCAAGTTTGGTAAAGCCCTTGATCGTTACTTGAAAAATTTACAGGTTGATGATTCTCGAACTGCTACTCTTGAAGCACGCATCGAAAATGCTGAGCGTCGTGAAATCGAGGTAGAGGTTTCGCGCGCCCACACCAATCTTGCACAGACATATTTTGGTAGTGATGAGATGCCTGATAATGTGGTAACAGAGATGAGTCGTGCGATGGATAAGTTTCCCGCGACTGATCCGAAACAGACACCTTCAGACTACTATAATGATGTTTTTATTTATGTTGTTGGAAAGTTAGGTTTGCAGAAAAAGTCTGCGACCAGGAGCGAGCGGATTGAGCGAAATCGTGCTGATGCGCCCGCAAGGAATCTAAGTGCAACCAATCGGGGCATAACTGCTGGACCAAATGGCAGCCGTCCAAGAAAAATGGGTCTTCGAGATGCGGTTGAACTTGCTGTTGAGCAGGTTGAATCTGCTACAAGGAAATAATTGAAAGGTAAAGAAACGTGGCGTTAACATTTGGTACGCAAACTGCTCCTAATAATATTACAACTTATCTGGACTCTGTTTTTGCAACGAGTCTAGCTAATTATCGTAAGACACTGATTGATAACATCGGTGCTACGAATGCTATTCTATATGATCTTATTAAAGGTGAAAGTTATGAAGAAGCAGATGGTGGAACATACATTGCAGAAGAATTGATGTATGGACTGGCACCTGCTGATTCCTATGATGGATATGATGATTTGTCCACTCAACCTACTGATGGAATCACTCAAGCACAATTTGAGTGGCGTCAGATAGCGAGTCCTATTGCTTATAATACTAAAGAGGTTATTCAGAATCAACATCGTATTGTTAACCTCGTAAAAGCTCGTATCCAGCAATCTGAACTTGGTATTCAAGAAAACTGGGCACAGGCTTTTTTGTGGGGTGCTGGTTCTGGTGCTATGACTATACCCAGGACTAGTCCTGTTAATGGTTCTTATCACGTTGAACCATTACCTAAACTAATATCTTACAATACTGCTGGTAATGATACTATTGGAAATGCTGCCGCAACGGGGACTGCATTAACTGTAGGTGGTATCCCCGAATCTAGTAATTCCTGGTGGCAGAATCACTGGGGCGTTAGTGCTGCTACCACTTATAGTGGTTTTATGTATGAGTTAGAAAGTATGTATAATACCACTTCTCTTGGTACTGGTGGTCCTCCAACTCATATGTTGGTAGATCAGCAGACTTACCAGAACTTTATTCATGCTTATTTTGCAGTTTATAAGGCTAATGCTGATATGATTGATAATGATTATCCTTTCATTGGAAAGCGTTATCTAAATGCTAAGCTGATTATGGATGATAAGGTACCTGATGTTGCTAACAATAAACCCGGTACTCAAACGGGTGGCATAGTTAGCCCTAGTACTCTGAGTAAAGGTACGGCTTATTATATTAATGCTAAGTTCTTCAAGATCCGCTACCATCCGTCACGGAACTGGGAGATGCTTAAAGATGAAAATGGTAACACATTTGCCAAGCCCATTAATGGTGATTCTCGCGTGGGTCATGTTGGTTGGATGGGAAATGTAACTATTAATAATCGACGTAAACATGGTGTTATTGGTAATCTTGCTAGGACTTACTCTTCATAAGGAGATAACACCATGAGAACTAAATTCATCGAATCGAATAAACCCGAAAAATATATTCATATGGTGCGAAACGTAGACACTGGTAGTGTCACGTCAATCACCTCGATAACTAATAGTATCCCTGCTGGTACTCCTGTTATTCTTAATTTAGGTGCAACTGCCGAGCCATCAACATATCAAAATAGCTTACCGGCTGGTTTTGAAGATGGCTTGCAGGTTGTACTTCCTGCCAGTGCTGCTAGTGGTGGACAAGGGCTTGGTGCTTTTGCACTGAATAACTTGCACTATGGAGTTGCTATTAGTAATATATTGTATAACCAACTTGGTGAAGTTATGGTGCATGGGGTTTATCCTTATGCGCTATTTGTACGTGCTACGAGAGCTGCGACTACTAACTCATGGTCATCTAGCCAGAGCTTTTCAGGTTGGCAGTATCTTTCTATTGATTCACTTAATAATGCTTATACCACTTATGCTAGTGCAGCAGCTGCTACGAGTGACGCTACTTTGCCAGCATCTGTACCAATACCAGTGTACTTGTTGGATAGTGTTGCAAGTATAGCTGCTTCAGCTAGTAATTCTTCGGATGCACGCACTGCGGTTATTACTCAGCAACGTGTGTTCATTCGTGAAATGTAGTCTGTAGTTTGTAGGGGGAGTGGTTCCTTATTTCTCCTATCCACTCCCCCACTTTTTGAGGCTCCCCCACTTTTTGAGGCTGCTATGGAAAAAAGAACAAAAATTATAGTAGGTACTAATTCATTGACGGATATCCAATATCCTGCTTATACGAATCACTGTCAGTTCTGGTTTAGGTTAGGACGTTCTTATCCTACTATAGACTTCATCTTTAGCAATCCTGCTCGTATGTCTATAGATAGAATGCGTAACATGACTGCTAAAGTTGCAATTGAGGTAAATGCAGATTACGTACTGTTTCTTGACGATGATGTGATTGTACCACCTAACAATGGGTTAAAGTACTTGCTAGAATGTGATGCAGAGGTTGCTGCGGGTCGAGTTTGTGTACGAGGGTATCCATTTAATTATATGGCTTTTGAAAGACGTGATGAAGATACTGATGGTCTTTATATCATGGATAAGTTACCTGAACATGGTATTCTTGATGTAGGTGCTGTAGGTTTTAGTTTTGTTCTTCTAAAAGTTGAACCCCTACGAAGAATGACAGAACCCTGGTTTATTACAGGAGTTAATTGCACAGAAGATATATATTATTGTGATAAACTTCATAAACTTGATAAATCTTATAAGGTTAAGATAAATTGTGATTGCAACTGTGGTCATATCTTATGGCCTGAAGTTATATGTGAAGATAACCGTATAGCTTATTCTGAGTACTTTAAAACCATCAATCCACAAGCAGCACAACAATTGGCTAATAAACCACCCGATAAATCAGAAGTTAAGTCTAATGGTGATCGAGGTATTGAGTATCTTAAAACTATGGAAAAAGTTATAGAGGGACTTCAACATGTTAGGACTTAATGTTGGATGTGGCTCTAATAAGATAGAAGGTTATATTAATATAGATACAGAAGAATCATGCAAGCCCGATCTTATTCATAATATGCTTGAGAAACCACTTCCTTATGAAACAGGAACAGTGGATCGTATTCTATTCTTTCATTGCATAGAGCATATCCGTAAAGGTTATCATCTTGGTATTCTGGCTGAGTTCTATCGCGTGCTAAAACCAGAAGGGCAAATCTTCATTAGTTATCCTAACTTTTGGGAATGTGCTCGTCTATGGCATGATAATGCAGGCGCGAAACGTAATTTCTGGGAAGCTACGATTTTTGGTAGACAACTTTATGAAACAGACTACCATGTTTGTGCTATGAATCCTGATGAGTTAGCTGAAATGTTAGATAGATGTGGTTTTAAGCAAATCATATCCTGTCCTGAACCTAATGAACCATATAATGCAATTACTTATGCACTTAAAGGTGATATTGTTGTATCTAACTATGAACAATTAGTAGCTAATAACATTAAGAAAGAATCCTTCACTGTGGAGACGGCCAGATGAGCATTATACCAATTCCAGTAACACACACTTTTGTATCTGCTATTGTAGAACAAAGTAATCCTGCACTTGTTGGTCCTAATGAGTGGAATGCTGCGCATACTGCAACTGTTCCCATAATGGGTGCATCAGGTGCGTCTCATACCGCAGGAGTTGTACCAGATCCTGGTTCCTCAAGTGGAATTGTGAGATTCCTGAGAGAAGATGCTTCTTGGGATGTACCTACTACTTTTGGTGCTTCAGGTGCGTCACACTCAGTAGGATATGTGCCTGATCCAGGTGCATCTGCTGGAAGTACAAGATTTCTGAGAGAAGATGCAACTTTTGCAATACCTCCAGTAACTCCAGTAACTATACTACCTTTTGGAATACCGAGCACTTATAATTTTGCAGCGCAAACTCCTGGTGGGTCTCTTAGTGTAGGGGCTAATACAATAACTCTTAATCCTATGCCAACTGGGATTAATGCTGCATCTATAGGAGTTTCTTGTGTTTATATTAGTGGTGGAACTGGAACAGCAGAAGCACCACTTATTACTGGATGGTCTGCTACTACTATTACATTTACTTGTGTATATACGCATACAGGTGCGTGGACTATTCAGAGTGCTTCAGCAGGCATTCAGGAAGCGATTATAGCCCTTGGCCCGACTAGCACGCGACTCATTATCCCTGGCGGATCAATCGGCCCAGTCTATGGCCCTATCAGCGTACCGTACACCATGAGCATTCGTGGTTCCGGTATTCGGAACTCAGTAGTGAACATGGCTTCCGGATATTCGGGACGCGCATTCCAGATTATTGCACCAACCTATGGTTATGGTGTGGATTTTGGGGATTTTTGTATATCGTACATAACCAGTAGCACGGCTGGCGAGGCGCTGTACCTGCAAGAAGTGGTAGATGGGGTCGTGAGCAACTTACTGATTGTCCGCGCTTATGATGGCATAACGGGGTACGGCCTTGGACGTGTGCATTTCATCGGATGTAACATAACTCCGATGCGAAACGCCTACAACCTTTCTTCTAATTCATCCAGTTCAATCATTAATGTTTGTGTCCCCACGATTATTGGGGGATTCCTAACCATGAATGGAACTACTGGGACGGTGTTTAACCTTGGCCCCACAATCGCGGGCATGGTGGTAAAGGGCGTTCAGTCGGTGCTTGGCAATGTTGCGGTAAGTCTACAGGGTTCTTCCGGTGCAGTGAATGAGATTACTTGGGAGGACTGCATATTTGACTCATTATCAGGTCAGGTGTTCAACGTCCAACTTAGCGGCACAGCAACGTCATATCG